ACTGCAATTGGAGTATCAAAGTGGGTCAGCCTTGTTGACCATCTTCGAAACAACCGTATCGAATACTTGCTTTGTCTAGGAATTCTACACATTGTAGGAATTACAAATAAGGCATACGATCAGGTCTCTGGAGTGTGCATTTGATGGCTCGTAAGTATAATTACGGAAAGACATTCAAGAAAAACGGCAAACTTGTCCGTTACCGTTACACAAACAAAAAGAAATCAACGAAGAAGTTGGTTACTGTTAGGAAGCGACGTTGATGAGTTTATTGCATGTTTTACCAGGGTATTCCGCATATGTTATGGCTCGTGAGCCTAACTTGCTTAATCTCGTTAATGCAACTTTACCTAGTGCTATGGCCGGTTATGGTCTTAGAGCATCGGTCATTTGGTTTGAAGCGGAGAATGTTCGACGCTATGGTACAGGTGCGCAATATGGTTGGCGCCAAATGGCGGCAATGAAAGCGCATGAAATGCAGACTATCGCTTCTAGATCTAGAGCGTTAGGCCCAACAGCCGCTTTACTTACGGCTGAAGCTTACATGGCCCACGAACTTTATGGGGGCATGACAAAGAATCTTGAAATGGAATCCGTTGAGCATGTGCCAGGAGCCATGACCCATCCGTTTGAGGGTGGTTCAGATGATGTTTATTACCCAGGTAAATCGCTTGTCGATTGGGTTGCATCCCTGTGGTAATTAAATACTGAATCATAGTACGACTTACTATGAGAAGTTGTCAAGAGTGTGGAAACAAGATTCCATATGGAAAATTATGTTTCGACTGTTACTGCAAATTCGACTTAGAAGATGCAGAAGAAAAACTAGCTAACATGCTAGTTAGATCTAAGTTCCGGCCAGGGGCCTACCCCGATGGCAATTTCTCACCCTGGCAGGGACACACCTGTGGCCATTGTTGGCCATTCGATTGCAGGTGTTACTGATGAGTTGCCCGTTTTGCGAATCAGATAACCTGGTTATTTACCAGGTAAACGCAGACATGTTTCATTGTGTCTGTAAGGCCTGTGACCAGGAGTGGGTAGAATAAGCCCACGGAGGGTGGGAGCCGCTCTGCGGCAAAGGCCCACACACGACGGGTACAATTGCCCGAAGTGTTCGCGACGATGGCATTCTTGGTGGCATCTCACGCGATGTACCCCACCTCCGTTATCTTCGCCGAAGGCCCCGAAGGCCCGCGCTGGCGGGGAAGAACCATTTCAGTCGACCTTGGTAGATCATGTAAATGGCCATTCGTGGTCATTCTTGACCCAACGAGAGGAAAATTAGAAATATCGACGGCCCCCGGTTGGCGAATGTAGGACGACATGAGGAGATTCGCATCCTTGGGGTGCAAAGTGGAACGGTCTCCCATGTTGAGGGAGTGGGGTGGAGCGCAACTTGTTGTGTTCGGGTGTCTTAGCCAAAAACTATAGGCGAAGACTTTACCCGCCATATATGGCCAATAGAACCCGCAACAGACAATTTACTAAAAAGAAGGCTGCAAAAATGCAACCAGCAGTTACGGACCTGTTTCTTACAGTCCCTGCTGGTGGAAGAGTATCTGGTGAAAGTGTCGCATATATCGACACGGCTAGAGAATTATCTAAGATTAATCGCAGATTATATTCTCAGAACCGTATGTACGGTTACCAAGGTTTAACTTTTATTTGGAGAGCGACAGCTGCTGTTGGAGATCCATCACAGACGTTGACGACAATTGAGGCAACTATCAAAACTGCAGGTAATACCTGGAGTGTACAAAATGCCCACACTAAGGGCGAAGCACTGTGGCATGAAATGCAAGCACTTGTTCTTGATGATAATCCTAGTATCGCTGGCAAGTGGCACGATTTTAAAGTGCGCTTGGATTATCTCCAGACACCTGGTCGTATGCTCAGCGTACAAGATGGAGCTGGAGTAGACATTACAGCGGGTGAGTGGGATATTGCCACTTACGTAATGCCACAGCATGATGTGGATCCGGCTAGCGGATTGCCTTATGGAGCCGATGAATTTCAAGCAACATTGATTGGAATTGATACAACTATCGGTTCTCCTGGTACTATAACTGGTACTCGCAGTTTAGTTAAGGCATACCAAGAATCTAGGGCTACTGTTCAGCCCACAGATCCTAACGTTCCTGCAGGGATGGAGACTTCTTTCTTCAACCTGCTTACAGATAGCGGTTCTCAAGAACCTGAACTTGCAGTTGTAATTCAGGATGAAGGAGATCGCCCACCTTATGATGATGATGAGTATGTTGGCGGCCCTGTTAATGGCGTCAATCCTCTTATTGTCGGATATGCTGCGATTTCTCAATCTGAAGTTGATGGACGCATTGGTGGTTTTATTGCACCATGTGGACTTATTCAAGTTGAAATCAAAGGGTTTGACCAAAATGGCGCACCGTTCCCGGCGGCAAGCATGCCGGCCATTGACTTACTTTTGCACGTTGCGCCTGGTTCTTACAAAGGTGTAGCAGCAATACCTATGGGGCAGTGAAATTATGAATACAGAAGTTGAAACTGCAATTGGAGTATCAAAGTGGGTCAGCCTTGTTGACCATCTTCGAAACAACCGTATCGAATACTTGCTTTGTCT